TTGTTTCGCTTTGCTGCCTTTCGCCTTCGCTGCTTTTTTATTATATCTATATCTTGATATTGTTGATCGTAGTATTTGGGAGGTTGCATTTTTACTCCTCTTTCAATGATGTAGTCGTCACGGTAAGTTTCGTCTCCGTATTTTTGGTACCAGCCCTGGCCGATGCCAGGTCGTCTAGACATTGTTGTGTATTCTGGAAGTACATAGTGAGCCTCTCCCGTACTGGGATCGACTCGCGCATACGCTTGCCATTCTTCAGGGCTAATCGCATTGCCGAGATACTTAATTGATCGTTTTTCATCATGTGACTTTACCTTTTTCATAATGTAGCGTGCTGTATAAGCAGCAGTCTCAAAAGTGACCTCGCCAATGTTACAAAATCCGTGTGTCCATAGATTATCGAGAATATCAGAAGTATATAAATTGTGCCCTGTATCGGTTTTTCTGAAAAATTCCTTATCGGGAAAGTTATGTCCGAATATAAGCGCGTGATAATGGGGGCGAAGATTTTCATCGCCGTACTCACCGCACATGTAATACCTGATTTTTTGTCCTCGTTCTTTTCGATTGAGATATTGCCTATACCTTTTTAAGAAGTTCTGAAAGTGGCTCTTTACGAGTCCACCATGGTGTGGAAGATTCTCCTCGTTGTAGGTTAGCGTTATAAATTGGCTTTCCGTGTGGAGGCTGTTTTCGTGTACGCATCTTAGTGCCCATTGCCGGGATCGTTCTAGCCTGCATCCGACGCACTGGCCGCAGGGCAGCTGCACGGGCATGTCGGCGTATCCGTCTTGCGTATTGAAAACGATACCACGCTTGCCTGATTTGTTTAAGTGGCGAGCCTTGTAGCCATTTAGGGGGCTGTAGCATGGCACTGTACATCACAGCCTGATTCCACCGCGCATCGGGGCGGCACGAAAGTTTTTCTTATGAGCACCAGACCCAGTGCGACGAAAGAGCCGTTTAGATGATCGTTTGTTCATTCTGCGTCTACGCATAATTTATTCTCCTGCCATTTTGTAAGATGAATCGCAATAATTGCGAATATAATTACAAACTACGTCCTTTGCCCAAAATATAGCATAGTCATAATCTTGTTGTGTATAATTTTCTTTTAAATGTCTAAGCATTTCTTGGAGTTCCTCAAATTCTGCATCATAGTCCGACATTTATTTAACTCCTGTTAGTCGTTTTGGACTGACTTTGTGTCAGTCCGGACAGTTACATCAAGAAGGGTACTGTCCTGTGAGCTTTTTATGTTATGTAACATAGGCTATGTTACATAACATTTTAATTTGCCCCTTACGGGGCATTTCCGACCTCTGGCGTTGTTTCAGCAGGTTCTGCTGGTGTGATTGTAGATTCATCGGGTGTGCGCTTCGCTAGGCCGAGTTTAATCATTTCATCCACGTTGTTTTGATCATGGACAAAGTCCAAGAATTCGCCAGGGTCGTTATTGAACCTTTTTCTGAGACTGCTAGGCATCTCATCGAAGAGTTCTTTTGATTTCGCGATATAGTCAATCGCTTGATGGAAGTCCATCTCTGGAGCTTCCATGTATTCGCCCTGGTTTTCGTTGACGAAGTTAACCAGGCCGGTTTTTTGGTATTTGGCCATT